CTATTAACCTGATTACTACCAATCGTATAGTTCATAGCAGAACTATCGCTAGTTGATTCTGTCATGTTTTCAAAATCACCTGCAACACTAAAGAATAATGCTTGTGGTTGGCTAGTTGTACCAGCAAACACCAAACGCTGTTCATAGAAAGCACAGGCTCTTGGAAATCCTGTAGTCTCTGAAAACGCTCCAAGTGAAAACTCATCGGTAGCATTTAATTTGCCAACAAGTGTAATCGTATTACTTGCACTCTCTGCTACCACATCATCAACTGGCACTAAAGTTATTTCATCACTTGTTACTTTGACAATCTCATAGTCTCTATTGTTTGCACCATTTGATGCACCGCTTGCAGTAATCGTCATACCTTCGGTAAAACCTTCTATGACAAACTGTTTGTTGCTATCTCGTATAAAATCATTGTGCGATGATCCTGTACTGCTAGGATCACCTTCTACAAAACTAATAGTGTTGCTTGCATAAGTTGGAAGTATCTCTGCTACTCCTAACTCATCTGTTTGCACAGTTGCAGTAACTACAGTTGCAGAAGTAAACGCTGTTATCTTTGCATACCCATTATATATTTTTACTAATCTTCCTACATCGGTAGAAACAAATGTGCTACTCGATGCAGTAAGAGTAATGCTACCACTTCTTCCGTTTGGAGTAAGAGTAGTTGTAGTAGCATTCTCATCAAGGTACGGCCCGTTTATAAAGGAGACATCGGAGATAGTCCAGTCCGTATTGCTTGTTCTTTGTATCTTTCTAACGGGATGATCGTTGTGTGTTACAAACATAACATCGGCAGACTGGGTTACCTTAATCTCTGGTAATTGTCCTGTTGTATATGTTGTGGTTACTTCTACTATTCTACTTGCTGTACCTCCGGAAGTATAAGTAGTAAACCCTGTACTGTTAATATTTGTACCATCAACATCTGTTAGTTCAAAAGTGTTTGTCGTTTTGTTTGCAACTATTCCTGTAACTCCATTGAGTTCTGTCATACCTGCAACGCTTGCAATAATAACATGATCGCCATTACTAAAGCCATGTGAGGTTGCTGTGATAACAACAGGATTAGCTTTGGTTGCACCAGAAATAGTTTTACCTGTTTCAGTTACGATACCACCATCTTGATATACTCTAAAATAATTATTACCAAACTCTAATATGTAAGTGTTGGCACTTGTAGTATTAAATTCAAAAGGTATTAATCTTGCAGCATTTGCACTTACTTTTACTTCATGTAAAAACTTTGTACCCGGTCTCCTTGCCGCACCACCAGCAGGATAGACTATAAAATTTTCTAAAGACTTTGCTCCGTTAAAATATCTTGTAAGATCCGTTCTACCATCTAATCTATCTGACAGTTCACCAGCAGTCCAGTTTGTATATCTAGGACTTGTATAGGTCATTAGAACCTCGAATTGACAAAAGTATCTGCTGGATATACACCAACATCTGCTCGACTTTCTCCGGGCATACCTTCTGTAGCATCTGCAAATCTTGCTTCTTTGATCTTAGCTTCATAGAGATTATACATACTAGCCACTAAAGAATTACTATTGGTTACAGAGTAACAAATATCTGCTGCCAATCTTGCAGAAATAGATTCCATTAACAGACTATCGTATTCATTAGGATCGGTTATTCTTGCTACATATTTTATTTTCATAGTAGTCTCATCTGTAACAATCGTTCTGCCTTCTACTCGAAAGTTTATATCTAAATTTTCTATACGCAATACACGCAAACAAAAAGGATCAGTTGGTAAATTGTAAGCTTTGGTAAAGCCCCATGTTGGAGCTGTAGAGTTTTCTGCTAGTGTTGCTCTCCTTATCAAACTATTCCAAGGATGAGAACGAAACACCGCATCTCTAACAAAGGTATATCGCTGGTTTACTATTCTTGCCGCAACACTATCCTCTGTCAAAGAGTTAATGTTAGATGCACCTATCATGTTAAGTGCTGAGTTTGCTATATCTACTTCTGATGCCATAATAAATTCCTTGTAAGGAAAGGGAAGTGCAAACGCAACTCCCCTTTCATGTTACCTATTAATCAACAATATATGTGATAACAAAAGATAGGTCTCCTGCTGTATCTCCAGCAGCATCAAACTTTAGACCGATATAATAATATCCGCCCGGATCTGATGACTGGCCAGCATCTTGCCAAACCTTTTGCCCCATAGTGTTAATATTTCTTGCTTCAAAAGCAACCTCTGTACCTGTAGTAACAGCAGCTCTTAGATCGGTAATCGCTGAAGCATAAGCATCATCATCGACAGCCGTAACTGTGCTTGAGTCTGCATTATACAATCCTACATCGGTAGTATTGGTTGATCCTGAATCAAGATCGTCATTGAAAAGCTTGATACTAACAACAGAAGCATTAGTAGGAATAGGTGCAAGCATAACTGTATCAGTTGCACTTAAATCCCCTGCTGCTAAAGCAATAGTACCTTGAGCAATTCTCATAACTCCACCTAACTGAGAAGAGGAGCTTTTGACAATAGGACTAGCTTCAAAGTTAGAAACTAGTGTTTGATTTACATTAGCCATAATTTACCTCCTATTCTGTGCAGGCTATCTCTACTACTTTTTCTTCTTCCATACGAGTTGCCCCGATGTCCATACAGTAATAGATTTGTGTTGAATACGACTTGTCAGATCTTTCGTCTATACGACCAGTAACATCTTTACCTACAGCTAGCTTGATGCCATCTCCAGCAAAAGCGATAACTTGTCTGTTACCATCGCTGTCTGTGTTCAGTCTGTTACTTACGATAAACTTGAAACCAACAAATGTATCTACTTCACCTTGTACCAAAGCTCTGACTGTATTAAAGTCTGCTGAAGTAACAGAGGTGATGTTTAATAAATCTTCAATCTGCTCAGGTGATACAACTATGTATCTCTGGATTGAAGGGTCTACGCTATTTTGATCTAGTATCTTCTTAGCAGACACTAGTTTAGCCTGAGTTAATCCTGCACTTCCATGAGCGATCTTTTGCCCGGATGGTAATGCTGTGGATGTGCTTCCGGTCTTGCCTGTACTAGCAGTACCGAGAGCTGCTGAAATGACTGTGTCATCCATTGCCCTCCCGAGGGCCATTGCTGCTGCTCTAGCATAGGAACTCGTAGGATCTACAAGTAATCTGATTTTATCTGGATCATCAATTAAATCTGCATACTCATAGGTTGACATTGTAACCATTCTTCTTGCGTGTGGTGTTTCCATCAATGGAGTATCACCATGACGGGAAGTTCTTACCTGTGCTACAGCAGAACCTACCTGATCGAAAAAAGCTTTCTCACCAGTAACAGTTTCCACATCAACTGCTTCTCTTAGTAGAGAACCCATTTGTTGACTTAACATGGTTATATTACTGCTAAACTGGTTTACAAAAGCTGTAGTAATTTGCGTACTCATAACGCTCTCCTTGTAAAAAAGTTAATAATATTAAGAAAACAAATTGCTACCCTGCTTTCGCAGGACACTTCTATATTTAAGGTTAATCACCTTTGGCTGTCGGTGCCACCGGTAAGGGCTTTCGCTTATCTTACTTTACGCTCTTCTGTAAATTCTATTCCTCTTCTGGGTGCATATACTCCATAAGCTCCTGCACTTGCTGTACAGTTCTTATGTGATCTGGATGCTTCTTATCCCAGTAAGGGCCACCATCACGAGGATCTCCTCGCAAGGCTGCAATCTCTTTTTCTGCATCAGCCGGTGTATACTGTGGCTGTTGCTTATTGCCAACCATCTTATCTTCTCCTAGTTTGGAGTTAATATAGTTTCCTATGTTGGCTAGTGTTTTTATAAATACAGGATCGTTACCTAGTGGTACACCATCCTTTGTAAGTAATTGATCAAAGTCTTTGGGTGCAAACTCTGACAGCACTCCTTTAGCTTCATTCATCTTTGTATCAAATGCTTTGCCCCATTCCTTCTTTAAGGCAATCTCTGCTTCGCCCTTGATGATCTCTACATCTTCTGGAGAAGGTGGAGCATTTGCTGCTTTAAGTTCTGCTTCCTTAGCCATGTATTCTTGAAAGATAGTATTGGCCTGTCTATCATTTAGACCTGCCTTGTGAGCTAAACCTCGATACCAACTCTCCATATCCTTGTCGACTTGTGTACCTTCTTTTACTTCTAGCTTGTAGCCTTGTGCATCTTCAGGCTTACCTAGTTTTGTATAAACATTGTTCCAGTCATCATCGTTTGCCCACTTGCCGGGTATTGCTAGCTTGTCTGCTCCTATCATGCTTTGTGCATGGATCGCAGTCTTTGCTAAGGACTCAATACTGTTTGCATTGTGTATTAATTGATTGTCTCTTATATCTTCTGGTAAACTTGCTTTCCAATCTTCAGACGGAGCCTGCCCAGTTTCCACCGGAGCTTCCGCTACCTGTTGTTCTTCAGCCATGTCTTAATCTCCTTTCGCATTTTCCTCTAATGGTTTAAAATCTTCTAGTTGTCTATAAATAAAGAACAAAACACCCCTAGCCCCTTGATTGTAGGCGGTGGTATCTGGTTCCCCTCTTACAAAAGTTTCTCTATCATAGAAACGCTCTCGTAAATCCTGTAGTACCTTTTGTCCTTCATCGGACTTAAATACTAATTTATAATCTTCGTGCATTATTGTAACGCTTTCAATGCAGGTGCAGCTTTACCAGCAGCTTCGGCTGTCTGTAGAGCTTCTTGTTGCTCTGCCATTTGTTGTTGCATCTGCTGCCTTGCTTCTCGTTCTTGTGCGACTTGCTGATCGCTCTTGATCGTTGACGCAGGTACACCTAATATTCTAATGACATACTTAGCCAGTCCATCCATATCCACATAATCAAATACCGCAGGGTTGACTTGTGATAATGGAGCAAGCATCTCAAACAATCGCATTGCAGATTGTACATCTCCTAACCTTTGTGCTTTGGCTAGTGGTGAAATATATTCTATCTCTACATCATTGTTTGCCAAGAACTCTGGTGGAGCTGCAAACTTTCTCTCTCTGCTCAATACATTGTACACTCTTTCTATCAAAGGCTGTAGCATCTCCGCTTGTAATCTTCCTAAGACCGGGCCAAGTAATCGCATCTTTTCTTCTGTTCTCTGTATAACCTCGGTAGCTGTCATCTGTGGGCCTTGCGATAGAATTAACTGATCGACATAAAATGCAGAACGAATTGCATTCCTTCTTTGCTCTTCCATATTCAATCCTAATTGATTGTTTGCTCCTATATTTAATGGTTCTATTCTATCTCTGGTACCTGATCTGTAATAATTTAATCCACC